GTTCATTTATCTAATATTTTATATGCTGTAAAAAAGCTTTTCCACAGATCAAGTGCAGTATGTCGCAATGTACTATATACACCGTCAAGGGTCATACCTTCAATACTAACCCCTTGACTCATCAATATTTCACCCTCATCAACACCTGGAGTGACTCTATGTATAACACAGCCTGCAAGCTTATAACCTTCTGTAAAAGCTCTCTCTTGAGGATTAAATCCCTTGAGTGAAGGAAACTTATCTATAAGACCTGGATGCAAATTATATATCTCATATTTTTCGCATATTTCTTTTGGTACAATTCTCAAATATCCATGAAGCGTTATAATAGGGTTGTCATATCTCGATAATATATTTTGATAGCTCAACAAGTCTGGGCTAGGTGGTATATGTTGCCAGCAATGTAACATATTAAGTTTAGTTGCTCGAAAAGTAGTCAGCTCAATTAATTTTTGATTAATACCATCATTATTAAATTTATTATGAACAATACAATCCGGGTATACACCGAACGCATTACTAAGATCATATATCTCAGTACCTGTCTGTGAAAAAAATGCTATCCAGGGTCTACTCATCTACGAATAATTCGTCGAAACATCTTTAGATTATAATTTAACATTTCAACTTGATCTTCTGTAAATTGATGCTCTATTAAATCAGCTAACTTTACATCTGGCTTTGTATGAAGACCGTAATCTGCATCATATCTCATTCCTGTAATTGCTGCTACGACAGGGTTACTTGTATCACAACTTACGATATTATAAATGTTATTATCAATATAATATCTAAATTCTTTAGCAAGAGAGCAACCAAGAAGATGATGGGGTTTATTCCATTCCCATACACCTCTTTCAATTAGTTGTGAAATAAATCTCTGTCTCCCAGTACAGAAGCGGTCAAGTTTATTGTTACCCTCACCTGTTACTTCGTAATAGCTAAAATCGAAACTTATTGCAATCATGTCCGCATCTGCTGCCATAAACTTATAACAGTTTAAAAGATCATGCCAAGATTGACCTTGTACTGCGCCAATAATCTTTGTAGTAAAATTACTTTTAAGTTGTCGAGCTTTTTCACTAAAATTAATATAGCTTGACACAGTTTCGTTTGCATCTTCAAGAACGTCTGGAGCAATAAGCATGTTCGGCTTTAAATCTAAAGCTGCTTCATAAAATTTCTCGCTATCAAAAGCTTTGCCGAGTTCAAAGATAGAGTTATCAAGAAGCACTTCTCGGTTGTATGTTTCTCTTGATGCTTTAAAAAAATTATAATATGCGGGCTGTCTTTCAAAGAGATGGACTAACGCATAGTCAAAGTCATTGTATTTTCTTGATTGCTCTAATAGAGATATAGGTGATTCGTGAGATACTTTCATTAGCATAATTATATTATAAATGTAAATATAGATATATCAACATGAAGTATCCGACATATTACGGAAATTATCTTGGAATTGTTATTCAAAATAATGATCCTCTTAAGCAGGGAAGAGTTAAAGTCTTTGTACCGCATATTTCGCCTTCTGTTTATAATAAATGGAACGAAGTTGTAAGAGATAAAAAATTTAAATTTATAGGTAGGAATAACTTTAGTGACCTTACAGATATTTTAGACGATCTTAAGAAGATATTACCATGGGCACATTTATCTGTTCCGCTTGCTGGTGAAAGTAGCAGCGGTAGATACAACAACTTTAATAACACTGGTACGATTAGTGATGGTAGTAATTTAAAAACAACTACTAGCAGTCTAACCTCTAACGCAATTGAGCCAGAAAACTTAACAAAATTTACTCAAAATTTGGACAACATAGGTGAGAAGCCTGGCAATTTATTTGATATAAGTTATTACAAATTAAAAGACGCTTTTACTAGCCCCGCAGAGACTAATGTTAATAACGTTAATAAATATAGCTTTAATTATACACCAGAGTGTTATAGTAATTGTGCAAAAGGCAATTTTCCTATACCAAGTGTAGGTTCACACGTATGGGTGTTCTTTAATAGCGGTGATCCTTTATATCCTGTAGTATTTGGTTCTTCTTTTGGTAGCGAAGACTGGAAGGGCATCTTTAATATACCTAGAACAGATATACCTGAACTATCTGCTAAGGCTGATCACGGTTTAGATTATCCAGGTGAATATGAAAACAACCTTCCTAAGGACGGTAAATATAATATTAATACCGAAACGTATAGAAATAAATACGTTATTAATCAAAAAGGCGGTACGATTGCTTTTATTAATTCTGATAATAGAGAGTCATTAAAACTGTCTCATTACTCCGGCTCGTTTAAAGAATTTAATAATCAAGCAAATATTGAACTAGCAACAAACAATGATCAAAAACTAGTATTAAACGATCAATTTCTAACGGTAAGAGGAACAAGAAATGAATTTACTCAACTTGATTACGATAATATAGTACAAGGAGACGTCTTTAAGAAAATAGGCAACTTAAAGGCTGATCTGCATAAACAATGGAAAGAGATATATAGTGACATAGCAGAGGTAAAGAGATTATTTGATATTCAAAGAACCGATTATGCGGAAAGCAGTAACGGTGATAGATTGACATCTAAGTTTCAAAAAAAGAACGGCAAGCCAGATCCTTGCCCAGTTTGTAATAAAGATACAAACAAATATTTTGTTTATAATAATTCTGTAGTCCCTTCTTTTGTAAATCTGGTTTTTCCTTCAACTGCTGATGCCAGTGGTGACTTTGTTTTTGGTCTTTCATTTTCTAGTGTAGGTAATATTATTAATAGTGTTCAGAATTTAATGAACTTAGGGTCACCACAGCTTGCATCACCTCTTACAAATTTAGGGTTCTCAAACGGACCCGGCTATATATTCGGCAATAAGTGTCCTGCATGCAATGGTACTGGTATAAGCCCTAGCTCTCAAGGTGGAGAGTTTACTAAGGATACTGAAAAAGCTAACGTTAACGCTTTATACAGAGATAATATAGTTAAACTAGCAGAAATCGAAAAACAAATGGGGCTTGGTGGTAGCGAAATAATTGAAATTACTAAGCATAAAATTGAAACTATTGGTATGGTTATGAACGATTTTGGTTCCATTAGAGTAGATCCAAAAGGTAAAATGTATATATCTGAAGTTAAAGTTCATGAATTTGGAACATTTTACAACAGAACACCTACACCATTAGTTGAACTAGTTCACGTTGATGATCTACCTGGTGGTAATTATACGCTTAATGTGTGCAACCGTTATAACGTTCTTGTTGGAGCAGGTGGATTAAATCTTAAATCTTATGGCGTTGTTAATGTAAGTGGTTCTATTACTAATGTAGCTGGATCGCAGGTAAACATCTCCAGTGAATTAGAGACAAATATAGATGGTGGAAAGAGATTATCTCTCACCGGTGATGTAGTAAGTATCAAGCAACGAGATGGTAAGCAAGTAGTAGTAGAAGGTTCATTAGGAGTGACAAATAATGTTGTAATAGCAGGTGGTTTGCATGTAGAGGGTGAGATAACATTTAATCATTTAACTCATCCAATTGAACTTCAGAATACAGAAGGCGCTACCGCTTTTGCAGCCCCAGTATCAGACATAACCAATCAAACCGGTGCATGTATAGGATTTGGCGTGTTTAATAATAATGTGCCAATACCAGTACAAAAATTAGGCACAACATATTACAAATATAATCCTGCTCCATCATATACCGGTGCACCTTGGATGGGCTTCACAGATGCACAACGAATCTGTGGAAGGTTGTTTAAAGATCTGCCTATAGGTTATATCAAGACAGGCACAATAACTAGTAAAGGTATAGTAGATTCAACTGGAGAACCAGTTACAGTTACAAATATAGCAGATGTACCGGTTTATGCATCAGCAACAGGATATCCCGGAGGAGGTGATACCCCGGTGTATGGATCTGGACCTGGTTCCGCAGGTCCGTGGTCACCAGTAGGAGCTGCACCATTTGATGGCTGCATAAAGGCGATATTTACCGGTGGTACTGATCCACGTCTCTTTGGAAGTGTACTTAACCCAAATACAATGCCTATTATGGTTTTTGGTGCAGGTAGAGATGAAGATTGTATAAAAGTTGCAACACATTCACATGTTTATAAGACTCATCCAAGTACATTAAAACATAGAAATGCAGATGTAAGAGAAGTAGCAATTAATAAAGATGGTCCAATAATGTGTGAATCTATAAACAATAGGCCTACAAGCGGTTAAGAATATCTTGTTCCCCAGGTGACTGTCTCATTTAAACAAGATAGATCTTTGCCACCTGCATAACTAATTGCACTTTGCAGATCTTGTTTTATCTCTTCAAGCTTCTCTTTATATGTAAAACTGTCTGTTTTCAAAAGCTTCATAGTACCTTCAATATTTTTCTTCTCTATTTTATTATGCACACTGGCTGATCCGTAGTATTGCTTGTATCTATGTCCATTGCTATCTTTTATTACAGGAGCAGGACTATCTGTACATGCTGCAAAAAGAGACCCACACATAACCATACTTGCTCCTGCTACTAAGGCTTTAGCAATATCACCATTGCAGCTCACACCACCATCTGCAATAATAGGAATGTTTTTATCCTTAGCACATTCCAGTAAACAGCTAAACATAGGATATGTAAATCCTGTTTTATCTTTAGTAGTACATGCATAGCCGCCACCAATGCCAACTTTTACTGCATCTGCTCCTGCATTATACAGATATTCAACTCCTTGATACGTAGCCACATTGCCTGCAATAACTTTTGTAACTGGAAGTGTCTGTTTAATATGTTTTATTTGATCTGCTACTTTTGAATGATGACCATGTGCAACATCTATTGTTATAAAGTCTACTCGAAGCTGTCGATTAGCTAATTCAGTAATTATTTTTACATCTTTTGATTGTATGCCGACACTAATTGATACTGTTTTAAAATTGTCCATCCATGCTCGATCATTAGCATTCTCCACAAACTTTATGATGTCATTATCAAATCGATGCATGATATAAAAACAATTAGCAAAATCTAAAGCTTTACATATGTCATAATCTACACAACATTTCATATTAGCAGGTATAACGGGCAGCTCGAACGTTTTACCACAAAACTCTCTTGTTGTATCGATGTGGTATCGCGATGTTATATCATTAAACTTTGGAACAAGGAATACATCCTTATAATGATAACTCGGCATTAATTAATTATAATTTAGTTCTACCCTTTTTCCAGTTATTTCTATGCTTTGAAACCCAATCAATAAGTGCTCGTTCAAACCCAACATCTGTTCCTGCTTTTTCAGACATATACCACTTGTTTCTTAAAATTTCTTCTCTCTCGGCGGTGAACTCTTTATATAAATCTAAGCCGCAAAAATCGACGTCAATAGATGACAAACTACTCACATAATTATTTATTCTAAACAAAAGAATATACTACACTAGTAACCTTCAAAAAGGTTCCCACCAACCCACCCCTAGTGTAACTAAGTACAACTGCTCCTTCAGTTTTATTTATATTTTACACGATAATTTTTCTCTTAAATTATCAAATATTTGATGGTTCTCTACTGGTGCCTGTCTCTTCAAGGTGTCTATAATTTTTAATGTTAAATCTTTTTTCAACATACTCATCCATTTTACGCTTGGCTCATAGCCTAAAGGTTCGAGAGATTTATGAACTATAAAAAATAATATAGACTTTTCATCGTCTGTTAATGCATCAAGCTCCCAACTGTAGATCATAGTTTAATATTATCAAATATATCTTCTGAAATATTAGTATCCCTTGCACCAATCTTATATGCACTAATTTCTGTCTCTTGAGGCGCAACTTGCACCTTGCTACTATCTAAATAGCTATCAAGCCATCCGGAGATAGGATTAGTTTTCTCATTAAAAATCTTTTTGTATCCTAAAGAACGTAAACGGTTGTCACAAAGCCAGCGAGCATAACCACCTAATACCTCGGCATTTAATCCTAGCAAAGAGCCTTTTTTAAATAGATATTCGGCCCATTCCATTTCGTTCTTCGCAGCTTGTTCATAAAATGCATATATTTTATCTTCATTACGCTTCACAAGACCAGTAAACCCCTCACGGTCATCATCACGTAAAATCTTTATTAAATTCTGTGTAATACTAAAATGCTGTGATTCATCGCGCTGAATAAATTTAATTATCTTTGCATTACCTTCCATTTTTCCGCGATAACCAAAATAAAAACTACAAGCAAATGAAACATAAAATACAAGGCCCTCCATACAGTTAACAGATAAGATGCTGTCAAAGATCTTCTCTTTAATATCTTTTTTGTCTTCAGAGCCAAGAATTTTATCAAAATTATTTCTAATAACCTCTGCACGATCAACAATTTCTTTATCTTCCATTACGCTATCAAAAAATGCTGATGCATCAGGATGAACGTTATTAAGAAGATAAGAATATGAATAACTATGAATACCTTCAAAATGTGCCCATGTATTCATACAAATTTCTAATTCGGGATTAGATACATAATCTTTTAGTGAATGTATAGAGCGAGAGAGCATACTATCGCCTAATGTCTGAAATTTTAAATTTGTATCAAAAACAAAACGTTCTTCACTTGTAAGTTCTTTATAATCATTACGATCTTTCTGTAATGATATTTCATGCGGCCACCAAAAGAACTCTTCTTGTTTCTTAAATAAATCAAAGAAAATAGGATACTTAAATTTATCATAGCGCTGTAAATTTAAATCTTCACCAAGAAAGAGAGGTTGCTTTGTATAGTCAATCTTCTTTCTGTTTAAAACTGTCTTCATAGTACTATTATATACTTATAGCTTGCAAGCTCCACTCGCGCAGTCATTATCTACAGCTATCGATTGCTCTTTATCACCATCATCGGTATTGTTATAATAAAGACTAATTAGTCCCATGCTGTACGCATACATTAATTCTTTCATTACTTTACTATCTGGTAATATGTTATTCGGGTAGTGACTATATGTATAATATATGTTAGTTGAAATAGCCATGTCGATATATTTTTGAATTACAGAACTTACATTTATTATACCAGTATTATCTTTAAAATCGAAAGCGAGTTCGTAATTATCCTCATATTTACCTATACCAGGCACAAGTACAGGCAGCTTACCCATTTTAGACGTCTTGTATGTTATAAGTGATCTTACTGGCTCAATACCGTTAGTGGAGCTTTGAATAACTGAGCTTGATTCACAAGGCATACAGCATGAAAGAGTTGAATGTCTCATTCCATGTTGCTTTATAAGCTCTCTTAACGCATCCCAGTCAAGAGCTAGCTTGCGTTTAACTATATTATCAACATTCTTCTTATAAGTGTCTATCGGAAGAACACCTTTACTGTATTTGGTATTTAAGAATTTTTCACATTTACCTTTTTCAATAGCTAATTGAACACTTGATGAAATAAGATAATATTGAAAGTACTCCATCCATTCATCGAGCGCAGTTAGTGCAGACTTACTATTATATGAGAGTTTATTCTTAGCAAAGAATGCCGCTAAATTAGTTATACCTATACCAATGCTTCTTCTCTTTTTAGCAAAATTTTCTGCAGCATTATTAAAGTACGTTTGTATGTCAATTATTTCATCTAAAAATCTTACAGTTAAATCACATGTTTTCTCTAAATCTTTCCAATCTTTTATCTCAAGCATATTAATAGCCGATAAGATGCACATACCAATCTCCGCATCAGGATCGTTAAAGTCTTTTAGAGGTATCGTGGGGTGAATAACCTCTGTACATAAATTACTCATTGTTACCTTATCAAGCCAGGAGCTATGCTCATTAGCACTATCTACATTAAGAATATATATTCTTCCTGTTTCAACTCTCTCTTTTACAATCAAAGAGAATAATTTTCGTGCAGATATCTTTTTCTTTTGCTTTATTTTTTTATCATTCTCACACTCTAAATAAACAGAATCAAATTTTGAAGTGCCCCATGCTTCCATAAGCTGAGGGACAGTATGCGGACTGAACAACGTCACATCTTCGTTTTTTATTACCCTATCATAAAATAATTTCGAAAGACCAACAGTATAATCTAATTTTCTAACTCTATTATCATCTGTACCTGCATTATTTTTTAATACAACCACATCGTCAATTTCATAATGCCACCATTGAATATTTGTTGTTGCAGACCCTCCACGAAGTCCATTCTGTTGCCATGCTTTAACGGAAGCTTCATAAATCTTTAAGAAAGGTATAACGCCTGTATGCACTACTTCGCCATTGTTTACAGGCGAGCCTATGGCCCGTATCTTTGATATATCGATACCAATCCCACAACGACTTGCAGTAGCAATTGAGATTGCTGTACCTGATGCAGTAATTGATTCTTTATTATCTTCTACACCAATCAAGCAGCAGCTTGCATATTGACGTGAGTTAGTTCGTACCCCTGCCATAACTGGGGTAGGTAAATTAATTTTATGTTTTGATATTGCATTATAAAAGCGTCTTACATATTCGGAGCGCGTCTCTTGTGGGTAATTTATAAAAGAATAACACGCAATAAGCATATAAGCAAATTGTGGCGTCTCATAAATGACATCTGTTACTCTGTTTTTAATAAGATATTTGTCACACAGCTGCTTTATACCTGCATATGTAAAGATTAAATCGCGATCATGATCAATATACTCGCCAATTTTGTTTAACTCTTCTTCTGTGTATTTCTCTAAAATGCTAGGATCATAAATTTTATTCTTAATACCGCTATTGATAACGTCAATTAATCGCGGCGCATGACGACCACCCCATACATCTTTTCTAAGCTGATAATTTAGTAAACGACTAGCTACAAGCTGGTAGTTCGGCTTTTGTATTGAAATTAAATTTGCGGCAGAGTCGATAATGACCTGGTGTATTTCACGCGTAGTAATATTTTCTTTAATATTTAATTTCGCATTAATTTCAATTTCAGAAAGACTAACATCACTAACACCATCAATAGCCCATCTAATAACTTTATTAATTTTTTCTATATTAAATTTTTCTTGTTTGCCATTTCTTTTTTTGACAAATATTTGTGTGCTCATTTTAGGGGTAAATTATTTTAAAAAATAATTAAAAAAGTATTTATGCATTACTTGCAGTAAAAGCTAAGAATTATTATACTTTTTTACAACGGCGTGAATAAAATTTTTAGTGCTTGTTCCGCACTTATTTTTATTACTCAAAACATAAATAACGGGATAACTTAATGCTTGAAATTTAGCTATATTTTTTGTATCAATAAAGCTCGAATATATTTCATCAATTGAAAATTTTTGCGAAGAAAAGGTATTTAAGCATTCGCTATCGATAGGGTAGATACCTTTCTGTAAAAAAGCAAAACAGTTGTTACACGTTAAATTAAACTTTTGCAGTAAAGCTTTATACTCTGTAGGGTTTATCTCTTCCTTATCTGTAAGCCCAAGAGTTTCAAGTGAGCTAATTAACGGTATAAATTCTGATCTAATAGGTATTCTCACGCCCCGAAAAAACTTTGGCATCATAGTTTCCTTAGGAATAAAATGAATTATGTCTGTAGACTTATATTGCTGACTTACTATGATTCGTTTTTGATCATAAAGATTTTTTAATTGAAACCCGAGCATTATAACTGGGTAATCACTATCGCTTAAATACGAGAACGAGTCGATTTCTAGCGGCTCATTAACTAACTCTACATCAAGTAAATTCATATAAAGAATTATATGAACTGTTTTTTGTAGATCAACTAAACCTTTTTTAAGAATTCAGTAAGCAATATCACTACTATTGAGGTAATAGATGCTAGTATTGAAGTTGTGATAGCTGTCTTAAAGCTCCACTTGTGAGTATTTTCTGTTCTTTTTTTATCAAACTCTTGCTTAATTTGATACGATATATTATTAAACTTTTCATTTACTACTTCGGCAATATTAATAAACTTTAATCTCATTTCTGTCTCGAGGTTATCGAGCTTATTATCTAAATTATCACTCAATGTTGTAATACGGCCATCGAGCTTTGTAACCTGATTTGTTAAAGAAGGCGAACCATTACCTGTGTAAACGGTTTGATAGATATGCTCCATATCTTTCTGCAACTTATTAAAGTCAATTGGTGTAGGTTTTTTTGGCATATTATGAAATTTGAAAGGAATATGACAATATACCGCGAGGAAGCGAATAAACTTTACCTCTCGTTGATCCTGATTTATCTTTTACTACTATTGTCATTTTATCTTGTGTAACTACAGGTCCATTAACAATTTCTACGCTACCGAGGTTTATACTGTAAGTCTTAACACCCTTAATGACATCAAAGACTTCTATCGTATTTTTACCTACTAGAACAGCAGAATAAAGCTTAGACATATTAAGTATTTATGTAGGATATTAAATATAATTATTAAATAATAGAAATATATGGCTGATACAATTACGAAAATACTGATACGAAAAGGTACCGATGTTCAGCGCAGAACAGCAGACTCGACAGGAATTATTTTCAGTAGTGGTGAGCCTGGATGGTGTTTTGATACTAAAAGATTATTTGTAGGTGACGGCTCTTCTTCTGGTGGGTTTCCTGTTGGTATGGCTAATCTTGGCTCCGTTCAAGTATTTTACGGTGGAGCAACTAACGGATTTACTAACGAAGCGCTCAATGCTTTTAATGTCTATGGAGCAGTAGCAGGAGATATAATTTATGATAGAGATACCCGCTCAATATATTCCTTAACAAGTAGTAATAATTTTCCACCACTAACTTCTGACTTTGTAAAATATGATGTCTCACCTCTTTTAAATGAAGACATGCTTGAATATAATCTTTCAAGAGAAATACAAATAAAGAATGGTGGAGTTGGGCCTTTTCAAATAGGGTTCGGTGTAGTTGATGGTGTCACTCTTATAAAAACTGCACAAGCAGATCCTATTTCAGTTAGAGATGGTGGTATAACAAATGCAAAGTTAACCACGATGTACCCCAATACAGTTAAGGCCAATAGCTCTACGACTGCAGCATCACCGGTAGATGTAAGAGTATTTCCACGACAAGTAGTAGGGAGAACAGCATCATCAAACTTAACAGCATTTTCCTTTGATACAATTTTAGCTGAATCTTCTTTTAGCGGAACAAACGGTGTAATTGTTGATAAAACCGGTATAACTGTTAACGTAAGGCTTGATACAACAAAAATTACTTTAGGTTCGTCAATTAATCTTAGAGTACCTACAGTTGTAAATTCAACATTGAGTGCATCGGGTAATATAACCTGCGCGCAAGATATTATTGCTTATGCCTCTCTTTCAGATGAAAGATTAAAGAACGATTTAGTAAAGCTAGAGAGCCCACTTACAACGGTTACTACGCTAAATGGTTATGAATTTACATTCAATAACGAAGCACCAGAGCATTTAGCTAACAAAAAGTCTTACGGGTTAATTGCACAAGAAGTTGAAAAAGTACTGCCTCATGCTGTTGATCAAAGACCGAGCGGATTTAAGGGAGTTGATTATGAGAAAGTAATTCCTCTTCTTGTCGAGTGTATTAAGGAATTAAAAATAGAGATTGATACTTTAAAATGCAATTCAATAAACAAATAAAAAAAATCTTAGAAGATTTTAATGTTTATCCACAAGCACAAACAGCAGCTAGTATGGGACCTGACGCAGGAATGACATCTGGTGATCAACAAAACACATTTCCCAGCAAAATGACTTCTTTAAAAGTACAGTTACCTAAGAAAAAAAAGTCTAAGCTGAAAAGAAGAGTTTAGCTAGATTATTAGCTCTTCCTTTTACTTGACCAGCCCATTTGCTGTTTAGGATCTCTTCTCCAGCTTTCTTGTAATTACCGTCAGTAATATGTTGCTTTGTAATATTAAATTTACTCAGTCGAGTATAACCTAAATTAAAAGACATATCTAGTACAGCTAGCTTTACGTTGCGTGGTAATCCATCAAACTGGGGAAGAAATTTCTTTGCATCGTTATAAGCTGTCTTGACGTTAATTTGAAATAACGTTTTAATCTGATCGTCAGTTAAGTCTTGCTGACCATTTATTACTTTGTTATAATCTGCACCAATACTTTTAATTATAGCCGGTGCATCAGGTCTTGTTAGATTAAATCCTATACCAATTGTCTTCTTACCTACTGAATCAAGATAGACATGGTTCTTATGACC